TTGTGTCGAAGCTTACGGCGGATCAACAGAAAGAGTCCTTGAAAACGGAAGACTCTTGCACCTTAGACGAACAGTCGGAGAAATCTGGCAACCACCTATTGAAATAAACAATGAAACCTAGTTCAGCAAAGCAAAAAGGAAGACTACTGCAACAAAAAGTAAGAGATGTAGTGTTAGAGAAGTTTCCACACTTAGAAGCTGATGATGTAAGAAGTACTTCGATGGGCGCTGGAGGAGCAGATGTACAGCTTAGTCCAGCAGCAAAGAAAGTATTTCCTTTTGATGTTGAATGTAAATCATTAGCTGCTGTAGGAATTTATAAATACTACAAACAAGCAACAACTCATGGTAGACATGAACCATTAGTAGTAGTAAAGCAGAACAACAGCAAACCTCTTGCGGTTGTAGACCTTGAATACTTTGTAGACTTAGTTAGGAGAGCAAATGTTTAAATTTACACAAGAAGATTATTTTACTGATGGGCGCTTCCCTACTAAAGTAGAAATGACCTTTGAATCAGATGTAACATGGTGCGAATTGATGGATGGTTTTGTACAATTCCTTCGTGGTTGTGGCTATCATCTTCCTATGGATGCTTACCCTACTATCATCGATAATCAAACAGGCGAAGATAAACGTGTTGATGTAGATGCTTTGTGGGATAAATATGCAGAGGGAGAAGAGAATGCGAATACTACTTCTGGATATTGAATCAAGTCCTAACACAGCTCATGTATGGGGCTTGTGGCAGCAAAATGTAGGATTAAAGCAGTTGATGGAATCATCCTATGTCTTATGCTGGGCTGCTAAGTGGTTAGGTGAAAAAGAAGTAATGTTTGATTCTGTACACCAATCAACACCAAAAGCAATGTTGCGGGGAATACATGCCTTAATCGATGCAGCAGATGCGGTGATTCACTACAATGGCACTAAGTTTGATATGCCTACTCTTAATAAAGAGTTTTTATTGTATGGGTTAAATCCACCAGCACCTTATAAGCAAATTGACTTACTCAGAACAATGCGTAGCCAATTCCGATTCCCTAGCAATAAACTAGATTACGTTGCTCAACGTCTTGGCTTAGGTGCTAAGACAGAGCATGAAGGCCACGAGTTGTGGGTTAAATGTATGAATGGAGATAAAAATGCTTGGAAAACTATGGAAAAGTACAATAAGCAAGATGTCGTACTTCTGGAACATGTGTATCATCGTGTTCTTCCTTGGATTAAAAATCATCCTAACCAAAATCTATTTGCTGAGTCGGTTTGTTGCCCAACATGCGGAGGAACTAAGCTACAAAAGCGGGGAACAGCAATATCTACGGTTGGCAAATATCAAAGGTATCAGTGTAAAGATTGTGGAACATGGAGCCAAGCGACCAAAGCAGAAACGAAGACAGTCGAAATCAAAGGTGCGACATGATATGTGAAAAGCATATGAAGGAGTACCATACTTTTTGTAATGATTGTATGAGAGAAAATCATGGACTAAATTTCATTACTCCTGAAAAGGATATGGTAAATAGTCCTTCTCATTACACTCAAGGCAATATAGAATGTATTGAAGCTATTGAAGAAGTAGTAAAAGATTTAGTTGGTATGGAAGCAATGTGTACTGGTAATGCAATTAAATATTTATGGAGGTGGAAACATAAGAATGGTGTAGAAGATTTAAAGAAAGCTAAATGGTACATTGAAAGGTTGATTGATGGAATTGACAATTAATGAACTAAAAGAGCTTGTTAAAGAAAGAATGGATATAATTGAATTCATTGAAGAGTGTGGTATTACTATTGATGATTTAGTTGAAAGATGTCCTGACTTTTTAGAAATACATTGTGATAAGCTAACTAGGATCTTATATGAAGAATAAAACAGATGGAACCATCAAAGATGAAATACCGGGGCTAAGGGATTTCTATGCAACAAGTGCGATGGAAGGAGCTATAGCAGCTATCGGTGTTCCTGAAGAACAGATTATGGATGAATTTACAGCAGTTATTGCTGATTTTAGTTATAAGATGGCAGATGCAATGTTAGCGGAAAAGTATAAAAATCAAACAAGACACTAAGGGAAAAAGATGAAATATGAAATGACGTCATACAACACGTTTATTGCCAAATCGAGATACTCTCGTTATCTTGATGACAAAGGGCGGCGTGAGCATTGGAGTGAAACAGTAAAGCGTTACTTTGACTTCATGGAAAAGCACTTGAAGGAAAAACAGAATTACACATTGCATGACAAGTTACGTAATGAATTAGAACAAGCAGTTGTTGCTCTTGATATTGTCCCATCAATGAGAGCAATTATGACTTCAGGTCCTGCTTTGGAACGTCAGAATGTAGCAGCATTTAACTGTTCTTATTTACCTATTGATGATGCTAAGTCTTTTGATGAAGCAATGTACATCTTGCTGTGCGGCACTGGTGTAGGTTTCTCTGTGGAGCAGAAATATGTTAATCAATTATCTGAAGTTCCTGATAAGTTGTATCCTAGTGAAACTACTATTGTTGTTTCGGATTCTAAAGAAGGATGGGCAAAATCGCTTAGACAGCTCATTGCTCTTTTGTATTCTGGTGAAGTTCCAAGGTTTGACTTACGAAAAATACGACCTGCGGGTGCAAGACTCAAAACTTTCGGAGGACGTGCTTCAGGACCTAAACCCTTGGAAGACCTTTTTAATTTCGTTATTGCCAAGTTTAAAGGGGCAGCTGGTCGCCGTCTCTCATCACTCGAATGCCATGATATTCTCTGCAAAATCGGGGAAGTTGTTGTTGTGGGCGGAGTTAGACGTTCAGCTATGATCTCGTTGTCAGATCTATCTGATGATCGTATGGCACATGCTAAAGCTGGTGCTTGGTGGGATGGTCAAGGCCAACGTGCTTTAGCAAACAATTCAGCAGTATATGAAGAACGTCCTACTATTGGACAATTTATGCGTGAATGGACTAGTATCTATGAATCCCATTCAGGTGAGAGAGGAATTTTTAGTCGTTATGCGTCAGTATTACAAGCAAGTAAAAACGGTCGAAGAAATGCGGAGCAAGAATACGGCACGAATCCGTGCTCAGAGATTATCCTTAAACCCTATCAATTTTGCAATCTTACTTCTTGCATTGTCCGTTCTGACGACACTCTGGATACTCTCAGAAATAAAATTAGGTTGGCTACAATTCTTGGAACTTTTCAAGCGTCATTAACTAACTTCCCTTACTTGCGTAAGATATGGGAAACTAACACCAAAGAAGAAGCACTGCTTGGTGTATCAATGACAGGTATCTTGGATAATGCTTTAATGAATAATCCTAATGATCCTGAGTTGCCACAACGATTGGAGAGTTTACGTGATCTTGCTGTTGCCACTAATGCTGAATTTTCTGCTGCCGTTGGTATCAATCAGTCTGTTGCTGTTACTGCCGTTAAGCCGGAGGGAACAGTTTCTCAGCTTTGCTCCACTGCTTCTGGTATTCACCCTCAACATAGTAAGTACTACATACGTAGGGTACGTGCTGATAACAAAGACCCTTTAACACAGTTTATGATTCAATCTGGCTTCTCAGCAGAGCCTTGCTTCATGAAACCAGACAGCACTACTGTGTTTAGCTTCCCTGTTAAAGTAGCTGATGGTGCTTTATTGCGTGAAGATCTATCTGCTATTGAACATTTAAAGCTATGGTTGATGTATCAGCGTCATTATTGTGAGCATAAACCTTCTGTAACTATTTCTGTTAAAGAACATGAATGGATGGAAGTAGGTGCATTTGTATGGGAACACTTTGATGAAATTACTGGTGTATCCTTCTTACCTTATGATGGTGGTACATACAAACAAGCACCATATGAAGAATGTACAGAAGAGCAGTATGAAGCACTGAAAGCATCAATTCCTACTGGTGTAGATTGGGATAACTTTAAGGAATATGATGATAATGTTGAAGGAGCGCAAATGCTTGCTTGCGTAGCTGGGGTTTGTGACATATAATTAACTTAGAGGGAAAGCAGATGCTGTGGTAGTTCCATAAGCTGCCAGATCAAACAGATGTAGCGAGTACCTCACCTTATTGCAGGATATTTTTATGAAAATAGAAATTGATATTCATAGTGACTTTGCAGATACAGTAGCAGCTCATAGCCTGTCAGAAAGCTATGATTATCTGGTATCTTGCTTAGATGGAACACATGCTCTATTCTCTTACGATACTGATAAAGAGAAAGAAGAGTTAACTAAACTTTTAAAAGCTTTTCAGCTTGTAATGGAATGGTATGGAGTTGAAATTACCCCCGATGAATTTAATAAACTACAACCACAGTTGGAAGTGGAAAAAGGAAAAGAGAATGTCAACGAAAGACGAGTTTCTAGAAGGAATGAAGGCATTAAATAATGCTTTGAATGTAGCGGATCAATGTCAGCCTGTGTTGGCACAGTATCTAGCAACACAAGACAAAACATTGAAAGAAATGAATGAACTGGACTTTATTGCTGTGTGGTCTAATATTGCTCTTATACTTCAGCCTGTGGTAATAAAACTAACAGAGGTAACATCATCACCTCTGTTTAGAGAAATACACAAGATGCCACAAGCTTATGTACCGGGATTAATCATCCCAGAATAGTTTCCTCGGTAGGTCTTTGCCCTCTTCGGAGGGCTTTTTTATTGGTGGGAGGACACAAGTCACGCTTGCCAATTCGTTGATGCCCTAGATAGAAACCCGGAAAATCACTAGGTTCTTGATACTCCCTTGCCGGGTTAACTACTGTTCAACAGCTTGCTGCTGCTTTACCCAGTTTTGTAATTCTAATAGTTGTAGAGTTGTCTCAGCACATTGTTCAGGAAGTTGTTCTACTTTGGCAGTAGATACTTCGTTGGAGGTTCCTTCATTAGTTCCGCTGGCGGTGCAGGAAATGGCTGGCACTTTACTGCTACTGGTGTTTGACATCCGGCTAGAATAAGAATTGCGAAGAGCAGTGAGCTTAGTTTCATAATTAGTTTTTACTTGTTGTGTAATTAAAGATTGTTGCTTCTCAATGCCTTTTACATGCTCTTCTTGTTGAACAGCAATAGCCTTAACTTCAGTTTCAAAAGCAACAAATCGTAAATGCTCAGCATACCAACCAATCAAAGAACTGAGCAACATGGCAATGACTATAATTGATATTCTAAGCATCTTTATCTTTTTGTGTAGCAGCTTTACCTGCAATGACAATACCACAGCCAGTTAGAAGAGCACCAAAGCCAATACCAAAGTCATTAAACTGAGTAGCGTGAGACTGACAAGCATCAATGATACCCATAAAGGCAAAAGTAAAAACTCCGATAAGCGTTGAAAAACGTGCAAGACACCACGTATCATTGTCGTCCTCTGTGAGTAAGTCTTGTATGAATTTATACATTATTTATCCATCTTTTTAGTTTTAGGTCTATTAGTAGACTTCTTAGGCTTCTTAGTTTTACCAGCAGAAGATAAAGCTATAGCTACCGCTTGCTTTTGTGGTTTACCTGCTGTCATTTCTTTCTTAATGTTAGAAGAGATTGTCTTTTTAGATGTACCTTGTTTTAATGGCATAATTATCCTATCGTAATGGTTATATCTTTAGCTGCTTTTAGCAGAGGAAATACTTTATCAAAAGCAAGTTTAGAACCTCCAACAAAGTCACCACCAGCCCAAGTAGAACCTAATATTAAACAACCTTCAGTATCTTTAGATGAGTTACCGCTATGAATACGAACACCTTCAAATCCGGGTACATCTAATATGTGTGGCATCTCTCTTTTAAACCTAGTACTCATATCTATTATTACTTTATAAGTACCTTTAGGAATAGCTGTTTCATTAGCTACTTTCCATTCTTTAACAGATTTACCATCTACTTCACGTACTTTGTCTTCTAATACATAGCAAAGGTATTCTTCACCATTGTATAATTTACTTATAGTGTAAGTAGTACCAAATTCAAATCGTTTTAATTGTAATTTCATTTTAAGCGTTAATTTGATTAATTGTTGCGATTACTGAAGCAGTAGCTGGTCTATTGTAAGGACTTGTTATAGCTGTATGATATGGCAATGTAACTGCTATATTAGGAGTAGCCCAATATAGTTCTACATAATCATTAGCTGCTAATCTAATATAATAATTCCAACCAACAACTAAAGCACCCGGTGTTCCACCATGACTACTAGGAACAGAAATAATACCGTTACTTCCAGTAATATCAGTACCATTCTTACGTAACCATACATTTATGTCCTGTATAGAAGTGTCTGTGTTTTCTACTTGAGCACTAAACTGTAAGTTGTACAAACCAGCAGTAGCTACTTTAATATGTGAGCTGCTTACAATAGATACATTATTACTATAGTCAGTAGTATTAAATGTTATTGCTGTTGGAGTATTTGCTGTAGTTGATTGAGTAGTACTATCTTGAAAAGCACCAAAGGCTACTATTACATTATCCATTGGTATGCTACTACCAGCTAAGTTAGTGCCAGTGATGTAACCACCAGTAATAGCTACGTTGTTAGCATTCTGTGTGCCAATAGTACCAATACCTAAATTAGTCCTAGCATCATTAGCATTAGAAGCTCCAGTACCGCCTTGCAAAATAGTCCAAACATTACCACCAGTCTGTGCTTTCTGGATGTAAGTACCTAGGTTATTAAACCATTCTCTCCAGCTATAAATCTCTCCAATCTGATCTTTAGGAACAGGAGGAAGACTATTTGAGGCCACAGTCTATATCCGGACCATAACCA